TCTCTATCGATCAAGTACTCGTAATACGCTATAGTTATCGAAGATAGTTCTATCTGCATTCTCAGAGTCACTCTCGATAGCTCTAGCTTTCGCTTCGATCTCATCTCTTAAAGCAAACCCTTCGATCTCTCGACTACCTAAGAACCTAGCAGCAAAGATGCGAGCTGATTTAACAGCGATGTAATGTCTAAATTGTTCAGGTAGTTCTTCGAAGTCTAACTCAAAAGTAATAATAGCCTTTAAGTCTTTAGTCCAAGTATCCCTGTGGTTTTTCCTGTCGTATAGTTTAAGACCTCGTTGTACAGGATCAGAGTCCGTGTATATCTCAGGGTCTAAGTCTACCTTTAAAGTGTTAACAGGAAGAGTAATCCTACTTGTAACAGAATCAGGAACAAGTGGGTAATCATACTCTGTGTTGAAATGCCATCCTTCTGATTGGAGGGCTTTGCTGGTTTCTTCTAACGCATGGACTGCCTGTGTAACGGTTACAGGAACACTAGTTCCACTTAAAGTATTAACAGGTGACTCTCCTATTACAGAGATCATTATGTTTACCGCTTCTAGTTTAGTAGTCAGTGCCATCGCTTTTCTTTATAAATAAAAATATCAGTGGAGGGTGCGGAACGAATCACAGACCACCCAACACCGAAGAGAGAACTATTTCTGTAATTCGATAGCACACTCAGGACGGAGAACTCCGTGACCCATAGCATACTTAGCAACAAAAAGTGTTCCTTGACGCTCAATTTGATACTCGCTTTCAGTAGCAAGATCAAGAAGCTTAACTGTTCCGACAGCAGCAGCGTGAGCAACAACACCTAAAGTGTTTACGAAGTTACCATTGTAACCTGCTCCGTTTGCACCGAAGACATCATTGTTAGAAGCTCCGTCTCCAGTAGTAACAGCTGATAAATCAGTCGAAGGGATGTGATTACTTTTGTAGATCGTGATACCTGCAACTTGAGGAATCGATCCTGAAGCAATACTTCCTACTCCTCCAACGTCTTTATTGACAGCCGAAGTAGAGATAGCCAACGCACCAGCACCGCCAGTGATTAACTTGTAATACTCTTGAGGACGAAGTACGCAGAAACGTCCGTCACTAGGTACGTCGTTTTCGTCGAGCTTCTGAGCAGCAGTGAATAAAGCAGCAACAAGTTCTGCTCCTGTTGGGGCAGTGTTGTCAGCGTCATCATTTGAGTCAGCTCCGTCTCCCATTACGTTAGCAGAAACGTCGAGGATTCCTCCGACTTTACCACCAGTAACAGCAGCAGCTGAACGAGCAGAAGCGATGAATACTTTAGCAATAGCTTCGTCGAAACGTTTAGCAAGAGCCTTACCCAATTCGTTAGCGTAAACGCTGCGGATGTCGTAGTGATTCTTTACGTCGTCGATGTTAGCCAAGAAGGTAGAAGCAAGTAACATCTTATCGATGGTGATTACTTTCTCTGCTTTCTTGATGTCGCTCAAGTATGAGTTTCCACCGTCAGCGATGTTTTCGCCAGGTGTGTGGTAGTCAGCGGAAGCTACGCCAGTTACTGGGAACTGAGCTGATTTACCGTTTTCGATTGTGCGAACAGTATGTAGTGGTTTGAAAATGTTTGACTCCTCAAAGGTCTGCAAGATTTCTCCGCTGAACTTTTTAAGAAACAAAGCATCTACGTCACCAGCACTATTAACTTGTCCTACACGTGAGGGGGATGTATCTCCATTAGCCATGATATATTATCTCCTTATGTATTTTGTTATTAATGTTTATGTATTTGTTTTGCGACTTTCGTTTGAACCTTTGATCGAGATTGTCCACCGCAGTGGGTCTTGACATTAGTGCTACTAATTGTCTGTTAAAGTAAGTTAAGTATTATAATTCCACTTAAACATAGAACAGTCAAGACAATAGCCTTCTCCTTCTTGTTCAAGTTGTTATAAATTCTTCTTAGTCTTTTTAATTGATTTATCATTATTGTTAGATTTTTTCTGTACATATCTAGTATAAATTATCGGTATGATGTTCCAAAGTATTACACCCATTAGGCATAGTTTCAAGAAACCATAGACTTCATCTAACATAGAATCAAAGAATCCATCGTCCATCTTCTCATCTAATTGTTGTTGTACAAGTTCCTGTACATCTCCTTCGGATATAGCTTTAACTTTGTTGGCTAATCCTTTGTTCTCCTCCATTAACTTAGCACCCTCTCCTAGTCCCCATCCAAGGGCAGCACCACCAGCAGCAGGACCAGGACCACCAAGACTACCAACAGTTGCTCCACCTACACTACCTATTAACGGATAAAAAGAAGCCTTGGAACATCCACCCAAAAGAACCAGAACCAACACTGGCAAGAAAAAAGATGGAGTCCAAGGCTTCATATATGAACCAACCAAATAAAATTATAGGTAATTCTGACTTGCTGCAATGCGTCTGTCAATCTCTTCGTGATAACTTTTATCACCACTCTTGTATCGAGGATCAGACATTGCTCTTGCAAGTTCTTGGTTAGATTTAAAAGGCATTGATGATGAACCACTTACAGCACCTTGTACCAGCTTAGGAGTAACTCCATTCTCTGCTTTGTATTGTGCATATAATCCTTTAGTAGCCAGTCTTGCTTGGTCAACTGTACCGTTCTGTACGATATCATCGAAAGTATTTACCTCTTCAGGAGATAAGTTATTAGCTGCCCACTCTGCCATTTGATCCCAGTTACCATCAGCAGCTGCTTTGATATTACCTTCTTCACTTTGTTGTAGTGCTTGTTGTCCAGCTGCGTAGCTATCTACTAACTCTTTCGGTAACCCAGCTTCAGCAAGATTCTTATAGGTCTCTTCAGATATAACACCGTCATTCTCAAAGAACTCTTTAGAAGCTTCCACGATAACATCGTTAGTATTACTGTCTTCCTCCTGAGTGTCATCTTGTTCATCTGTTGATTGCTCTTCTTCTTGTTGTACTTCTTCTTGTTCCTGTTCATTATTAGCCCCTGCTCCCATCTTCTTCTCAAGTTCACTATAGGCATTAGCCATATCTTCAGCGTTCTTAAACTTTTCGGGTAACCATTCAGGTCTGTCTGTTTGTTCTTCAGGTACTGCCTCAACAGCTTCTTCTGACTCAGGGTCAATCTCCTGTGGTGCTTTCTCATTTATCTCTACTCGGTGTAATTCTGCCATATCTCTCTACTCTTCTTGTGGTTGTTGTTGTTGACTACTCATGTACTGCTCTTGTGCAGCATTGATAGCAGGTGCTACAGCAGGTCCACCCAACTTCATCATCATCTCTTGTTGTTGGGCTTGCTGCATAGCTTGTTGAATTTCTTCGTCTGATTTAATTAGTCCTTCAGTCTCAATACCTAACGCTGTAGCTCTTCTCTTGAAGTAATCAGATACATTAACATATTGTGCAACTGCTTGAGGACCAACGATTTGATTAGCCCCTGCAAGGAATAGATCAAGCTTCTGTAAATCATTACCTCGTCCTAGTGCTTCAACACCAGTAACAATAGTAGGTTTAACAATGTCTTTAGGTAGCTTAGGAAGTCTTCCTTCTTTACTCATCCTTGCCATTAACCTAGTAACGACAGGCATTTGAAACTCTTGTGACAGTAAGGAATAAAGACCACCAAGTGCAGCTTCCAACTCTTGAGATAACATTCGTATCTCCTCTGCTGTTACTCGTTCTGCATCTCTGACTACACCACTGTTAAGTAAGAAGGCTTGAGACAATCTGTCACTAATTCCATTCATTACTCCTTGTGCAGTACGGAAGTCATTGAACTTGTTAAGTTGTAGAACAGATACATCTCCATCACTACCTTGTACAATTGCACCGTTAGGAGATTCAGATAAAGTCTTAGCCCTGGTTGTACCGTTAGGATTAACCATGAACAATACCTTAGCTGCTGCTGCACTACCT